ATGAGAAAAAGAAAATCAAGCACTGGAAATCCTAGGCTTTCGTTCTCTTGGAAAAGGGCTTTAGGTATAACTCAGGCAAAACAAAAAATAGCCCGCCAAACAGGCATTCCTACTACTAAATCTGGTATAGAGAGGAAAATCGGTAAAATGATATTGAAGTCAATATTTGGAAAATAAAATAACCAATTCTATTGACTTATCGCCCCTGCTTGGTTACTTACGTTTTTTGCTTTGTTGCAATTATCATCTCCAATATGTGAACATAAACTAGTAAACTAAGTACAATTTGTATAAGTCTCATTAACATCTTATTCTGCAAACCACAAAATTCATTTTATCATTGGTGTGAATTTCTAAACTGTGATAGGCATAGAATGCCTTATAGATACCAGTTAAAGCAGCAAACAATAGTTAACGAATCTTAACCACTGATTTGTATTAAACTATTCGTGTTTTACCAAAAACTACGCAAGATTGATTTCTCGCAGACAATGGGAACTTTATGGTATCATTTACGCTTTATGCCGTAAAGTTTCTTTTGATTTACAGACACTTACAAAATACATACTGGTTCAAGCGTGAAACCGAATGAATCACGCCTAAAATATATCACGACAAAAACTTATACTTATACTCCCAACACTATATTTGCATCAATATTTAGCTTCCGGCTTATCTCACGAGCAACTTTCAAGGTTGGTTCACATTTACCAGATATATAATCACTTAATCGTGATGGGCTGACACCAACTAACTTTGCAAGTGATTTTTGATTAAGCCCCATTTCGTACATACGAAGTTTAAGAACATCCACAAGTGTTGGTTCTCCCAATGCAAAATGTTCTTCGGAATAATCAGCAACCAAATTAGAAAGAAGCTCCAATTCTATGCTATTTGGGTCATTCAAAGGAGTATCATCTTTCACTAATGGAAGAAGTTCCTCTACTCTTTTCACCGCCCATTCATATTGGGCTTGATTTTCTATCTTTGTCATAATCCTAAATATTAGCGCAATCTATTTTATCATATTCTTTATGAGTACCAATAAAGCGAATATACACAAACTGAATAGTGAATTTAATCACTACTACCAAACGATAGTTATTGCCTTTGATATTGAAAACATAGTGTTGATTACCTACATTATCAACGCTATTAAACGTTTTCTTAATATCGGCAAAACAGGTCCACTTGCTTCTTTTCACAATGGTAGTCCATTCTTGCAAAGCGACCTTTGAATCGGGATGGTTCTCTGCATATTCTTTTAATGCTTGTTCGGTAAATATTCTCATTGGTTACTCAATTATCGTGTGACAAAAATACATATATAATTCTATAATTCAAAATTATATTCTAATATTTACAATTTAAAGAGCAAAAAAATAGCGGCAACTCCAAAGAGTCACCACTAACTATCCTATTTTCCCTATCAAAAAATTATAAATCCCGTAATTTTTCTGACTAAGAGGCGTTTTTCTGTCCCTTATTTCCGATTTGCTCATTCTTTGCCACCTGTTCCTCTTTGATTTCCTTCAGCTCTTCATCAATGCGATCCGCGTTCCCAGCAAACATAATGCCCTCACGTCTTGACCATACACCACCACTAACAGCGGAGACAGCCGTAGTAACCTTATCATTCAAATCATCAATCATATATGGAACCAGTTCTGTTTCTATGTCAATGGTCTGCGATGCCTTGCTAAACTCGGTTGGATTGATAGAGCCTAAAGCGGAAACAATGAAATTTACTCTCCGCTGCAAGAACTCACCGATAACCTCACCGTGATTTTCTACCGCCATATGTGCACCCATAAACATGAAGCGGAAAGCAGTGCCGGAAGCCTTGCCTATGCCTTTCAATGTCTCAAACGATATTCTTGGAGTGTTTGACATATCATAAGCCATATTAGTGAGTGTTTCTGCTTCAAAACGTACCGTATCCGGAACTTGGTTCCACGTCAGATACTGGGCATCCGCACCTTCACCTGTAAGTTTGACCATTCTATCCTTAACCTTACCCATGAAACCCTCTACATCTCCAATTAGCTTCAGCAGTGGGAAGAAATGGTAGTCTATACAATCAGCATAATTAGATAACAGTTTTTCCAGCCGGACACGGAATGTCTTTATCTTCTTGCAATAAGGTTCAGGACGATAAGCATAAAGAACCGGTAGTTTTGGGAATCCATGAGCAAAAGGCGTTCTTTCTTCATACCCTTTAGACAAATCCCATTGATAAACCATTTTGTCCGTGATAGTCATAAAGCAGGTGACCTCCGAATCATCCATGAGCTTCTTTTTATACTCACGTGAGAAAGCAATCATTTTACCTTCGTCGTTAAAGAACGGGTATAGTTTATCACCTCTGAATGGAGACCATAACACGCTTTTCAGTTTCTTGGTGGGCTTGACCTTGCCACCGAACGTAGTCTTAACTTTCTTCCAAAACTTTGCCCAAAACGAATCATCATCGGTAACATACCAATATTCTGCCGCTTCTTGTTCGGAGAGCCAGGCACGGACAATCTTCTTGTTTTGGTATTTGATTTTGTTGGATTTAAATACAGCCTTTACCGCATCCAGCAGCTTCTTTTCATCATCATCAGTTGGAGTGCAATCCATAGACGGTTCTGTGCCGACTGTAAAAGCAGTTTGGATGTTCACGATATCCTGTTCCAATGGAATGGAGATACGGTTCACCGGTTCAGTCTTATACTTTGCTTCGATTTCATAAGTCTTACCCGTTTTTTCATCGAAGTGCTTCTCTGCTTCTTTTTCAAGAACCTTTCTGTCCGGATATTTCTTTTTGTCAACCATGATTTCATGTCGTTCCGGATTCCAATCATCCCAAAGTTTGCAACGGTCGGGAAGTTCAGTCTTCCTACCTTTCTTCAGGTAGTTTATCTTCTGCCCGATGTCAGGCAATGCTAATATTTCTTCTAAATTCAATGGCATAGTTTATATTTTTAATGTGTGAATATTCCTGTTAAATCTTTCGGCTTCTGAATCTTACCAAGAAGCTCACCCAATACATAGTAACGTACAGCATCTATACAATTATGCACGAGAACCCCATTAGCAAAATATTCATGTTCACCTTCAATGGTCAAATCATATACCTCGCAATAGCTTTCACTTATTGTTTTTACGTCTGTTACTTGCTTGCAGTTTATGTGCGCATTCTTTTGAACAGCATTTGGGCTTAAGATACTTGTTCCCCATGAATGTGATTCCGCAGTATTGGCACACCATTTCTGTCGTACATTTAGGCGAGGTGTACTGCCATTTGTGATGGCATTTCTTTGAGCAAAATCGCTGATGAACATTTGTTGCTGTGAATCGTCCGCCACATTGCTCGCACACTCTCTCTTCGCTCTGTAATCGGGCAATTGCCTTAATTCTTCTTTGATTCCAATTTGATTTTGTATATGCGCCTTTTGTGTTAAGACCCATTCTGACAATATTGTCAATTTTCTCCGGATGTAGCCTATTATGTTCACTTCTTGAAACCGCTTCAAGGTTTTCAATCGAGTTATTGAGCGGATTGTGGTCAATGTGGTGGATAATCTTTCCATTCGGAATTTCCCCATGATAGAATTTGTAAACGGCATGATGCAGCATCTCGCTCTGTTTGTTTCCGTGTCCAAATTTCCAATAGTAATAATTGGGGTGTTTCCCATTTGGATACCGTTTGTACACTCTCCCGTTAAATTCGATAGAACAAACAACTTGTCCCCTTTTGTTAATTTTCCGTACTTCTTCCATTTTCCGTTTGCGTTAAATTTATGTTCTAAGGTAGCAAAAAATGTTCGTTTTTCAAAGCCTATAAAGACTTCTTTTTCAATTACTTTTCTTACTCCGTTATTGTGTTTCTTAAGCACTTTTTTATAACCATTTCGTGTAAGAACATAATCCCCGACCCGAATATCCTTGATAGGAATATCGCCATTTATGGTAGTAATCAGTGTGTCTCCACGAAAGCAGTGGTTGTTTGCATCCACTGGAGTGTTTATATACCTTCCGTCTTTATCTTTATCCCATACATAATTCCTCAGCTCATTTTGCAGGTTGTATGAACGCTTGGTTACGAAAATTTCAAGACTTTGCATTTTGTCAATTCCTGCATTGATTGATCCAGCACCTTTTTCGACGGCATATATCCTTATTCCCCCGTTATGGATTTCTTGTATCAATCTCGGATCTGCGCTATCGGCAATAGTTTTCATGCCCCAGGGTCTAAGCGATTTGACTATATCGGTTGAAAGCAATCCGGTTCGGTAATCTACTTCGTCAAGATATAGTCTATTATCCCATATTCCGCACCTAACTATCGCTGTGGGGTCCATGCTATACCCAAAGTCCAGCCCTATGCCAACTTTTTTGCATTCAGCCGGGAACTCGTCAACAATTCCCCACTTCTTGAACACAGCACCTTCTGCAACGTCAGCCCACCGGCCGATAACCACATGAGCATACTTTTCAGGATTACTCACCTTCATATCTTCCACCTCTTTCAGGAACTCAGGAGAAAGGTTATCCAAGTTATCAAAATACGTAGTATGGATATGGAGCACATTCGGATGAGTGGAAATCTGAACCTGCACACCGTCAATTTCTACCAGCTTGTGAGTTTTCTCAATGTATTTCTTGTAGATGAAGTGATTGGAATCGCATGGGTTCATTATAATGATAATCCGGTTCTGAATACCCTTCTTGCGAATGGAGAGCATTATCTTGTCGAACTCATCTTCGCTTGTCCACTCTTCCGCTTCATCGCAGACAAAAGTCGTAATGCCTTGAATGGATTTCAGTTTTGCTGTCTGGTTTCCGGAAGAAGTCTTGATACCCCGAAACATGATACGGCTCTTAGTCATCTTATTGACTATGTCCGTCTTTGTGGTCTTGAAATATTTCGTGGTACCGTCCAAATCTATCTTCTCCATCATTTCGGGGATGATAGACATACCGGCAGAAACCATCGTGTAACGGGTGTAAAGAATCTGATGAACTATTTTCTCTACGGGAGTCATTTCAAAAGTCAACCGCTCAATAAAGGTAGAAGCATTGAAAGACTTTCCCGAACCACGCCCACCGGTAATAAGAATTATAAATTTTTCCTTATCCTCGTATAATGGATGGTAAATTTCTTGAGGTACTATCATTTCAGCTTGTCTTTAATCCAAGAATCAATGTTGATGCCATGCTCTATGTCTGTTGGAATATATGCATCATCTTCAGCTCTTGGAGCCGGTCTATTCCATTGTTCGGGCTTACGGTTTTTGAGCCAGAAAATACCAGCTGTTGTATCAGGTGGTACTTCTTGGTCTAATTCCACAATCTCTACCCGTTCTTTCTCGCATCTGCGACCTTCTTCATCGAAAAACACATCTTTCACCTTAATAGCCTGTTGAACTTTTACCTTCATCCCCATAGCCTTACGATAAATCTTGCTTTCAATGGCAAAATCAATGGGCGCACGCCCATTTTTTAATGCTTTAGATAATTTAGGCAATTTACCTTTCAACACAGAGAAATGCGCTTCACTGTAGCCGATGTTTGCTGCGATTTGCTTATCGTCCAAACCATCACGTGCCCAACCCTCAATACGGATTAGGTTCTGTTCATCATCAAAATCAAACTTCGGCTTTGCCATACTTATTCAATCAGTTTTAAAACACCTTCCCCTTTAGCGAACTTATCATCTGTACTTATACCAAGCAGGTCACAAAAATCAGCCTTAGCTTCGTAGGAGGAGAACGAAAGCATTATGTAAGCTTCTTCATTGAGTTGGCGTTCCTTAGCCACTGCCTTAACCTGTTGCTTAACCTCTTTCATGTGAGCTTTCTTTTCTTCTTCTGTTCTATCAAGACGCTTTGATTCTTTCACCGGGGAAGATAGCAAATTATCTAAAGAATCAGACAATCTAATATCATCAATACCACTTATGGATAGAATATCATTAAGTTCAGCTTCACTCAAACCGACATCGGAGTAATCAATATCATTAATGTAATCAGCTATCAAATCAATATCTGGTTTAGTATTTCCCACGGCCATGTATGTAAGCTGTTCCTTCTCAGCCTTATCATCCAGATTTACGACCTCAACCTTAACATTGTAATCCGTGCTGGAAGTACCATCGTATTTATAATGCAAATCCATTGCTTTTATCCTGCGATGCCCGTCTATAAGATTTCCCGATTTCTCATTCCATACGATACCGCCGAGGAAACCCACTTTTTGCAAGTTCTTCTTTTGCAGTTTTACCCTCTCATCAGAATGCCTTTTAGGATTAATCGGATTCAGATTTATTTTGGAGCGCTTTATAATTCTTGTCTCACTTTGCTTTAGTTCTTTCATAATCGTATTCAAATAGTTTTCGTTCCACCAAAGGGTATTCATTTATAACTTTCTGCAAATCACCCGGAAATCTATTACGAAGAAAAAGAAGGTAGTTAATATCCGTTATGTCCGTTCCGGATGATTGATGCTTGGAATCGTATGATTCCGGTTTGATTAAACCAGCCCTGCTAATATAATCCATGACGTCTTTATTTTTGTATTCAGACAATGGATAACACTTCTTTTGCGCTTCATTAATTCCGTTCATGTCGTATGTACGTAGCATCAAACGCCTGTTCATTGAATCGGATTGCTTAAAGCCGAAGAAAGCCCACTCAATATTGTATTTCTCCCTTACTATATCTGTAAGCTGAGCCATGCTGTAAAGTTTCTGTTTCTCATTTTTCTCGCATCCCATATACCCAATGCGTCTATAGGAATAAACTGCAAAATGAGGAATCTGCACATACTTAACATTTGGATATTTATTACAAGCATAGTTTATATAACGGTTAATATGAGATAAGTCTTTAACAACGTACATATAAACGCATACAATTTCTTTAAAGTATGGTGAAATAAGGTCTAAAAGGGCTATACTGTCTTTACCCGATGCCGAGTGAAACAATATAACCCTGTCAGTCCTTTCGGCGATAGTTTTTATTATATCTATTGCCTTTTTCATCATCAAGCAATCCTACCACCTACCTTACGATTAATTCTCGCTCTTTGGGCTGCATTTCTACCCATAGATTGAAAACGACCAGCTTCATAGTCTTTTCGAGTGCGATATTTATTACCGCTCGCATCAGTTGCGTAAGTTTCTCCCATAATCTTAAATTTTAAATTAAACAATCTTTTTACCAATAAGTAAAGCCACCGAAGTGGCTTATATTATTTCAATCCATCATGATGAATAATCTCACAGATATGTAAATAATAGAACAATGGCACTTCTTCGGGCGGATTTTTCTTGAAATCTTCTAGCTGTTCATCGAAATCATGAAAATCAAATTCATCGTGCATGAACTTTATTCCTTCTTCTGTTATTTCGCCTATACCAATTTCATCAATGGCGACATCAAGTGTCCATGGTGCACCAGTACTATAAAAATGAATAGCTTCTATATCAGTCCTTAAAATAGGTTGACATTCTTGCTCGCGTCCAGCTTTTCTAAATTTCTCGTTTTCGTCAACTTGCGCAAAGTCCGTGAACATCTTCTCATATTTGGCGCTAAGCATACGTGTTTCTATGCTCTTTTTACCATTCAAAATATCTAAAGCGTTTTCTTTTGTCATTATGAGCGAATACGCTTCTATCTCTTGACCATTATAATTAATCTTCATATCACTATATCGTTATAAAATTTATACATAAAAGATAGTACCCCAAAGGTACTACCACAACCAAAGATAACGAAATATCTTCAATCGTTATACACGACAATTGGCTTATTGTCGTGAACTAAGCCATTTGTCCCGTCTTTCTCTACACGCCTCTAAGGTAGGCGCACAACAAGCAAAGAGTTCACCACTTTCAGTACGGTAATCGTACTGGTACATTCTCACTCTCTTTCTGCCTAACTTCGTTGCGTAGGTAGTGTAATTCTCTTTGCCGGGCTGGCATACGCTGCAACCGTTTACATTTATTGAGTTCATAATTCAAGTAATTGTTTCGTTTTATCCACGTCTACAAAACTCGTCCACCCTGCTTTATGCAGCTTTATAGCTGCCTCTCTGATTGTGATTTTGCCACTCTTGACACTTTCTTTCAAAGATTCTAATACATTCTTCATTCTTAATTCATTTTTACGTTCAATCTTTCTTCACTCGTATAAGCCACTACAAGCCCTGTTTCATCATGCTGTATGGTGATGTACTTTTCACCCCTCTCTATAGTAGAGAAGTCATAAGGGGTTACCATCTTACCCAATACCTTGCCCAGTTGCTTCATCAGTGGGGCTTCAGGGCTGATAACTAAAACTAAATCTGCTTTCATAATCGTGTATATTGTGGTAGCCATAAGGCTACCGGATTAGAACTCAACCAATATCAATCTTTCTAAAGAACCTGATGCTTTCACCCACATATGATTATGTCCGAAACCATAATCGAAAAACAGTTTAAAATAAGGGTGTCTTACTATTAAAGAGCTCATACAGCCTCTTAACTCGTCTTCTGACATACAAGAAGTTATTTCATTGATAATTTGAACGAAAAGGTGTAAAACTTCTGGTTCATTATTCAATAACGGTTTTTCTATAACTGCTTTTAAAAATATATTTTCTTTCATATTCTTCTATATTGCGCAGGGCTTTCGCCCTGCCGATTTATGTTAATGCGTTTTATCCTCATGTAATAACTCGCAGTAAACTGGTGTTGTGGCATCTGTGTGCTTATTGGCTATAAGAACCTCATTACTATCCCAGTTAATATATACCTGTGTAGCAAATGCACCGAAAAACTGAATTTCTTTCGTGCCAAACAATACCACCGCGTCATCATTTACATTTGCAAGTGCTGCAATTAATTCTTTCTTGGTCATATTCTTTTTTGTTGCGCAGGGCTTTCGCCCTGCTGGTTATTATGCTATCTTTAGCTCTTTAAGTCTCATATCTACCAATGATTTCAGCTTGCGAGTATCAAATAGTGGACTTCTATACCCATCTTTGATAAGCTGTATCATTTCTTTATAACCAACCTTACATACAACCTCTGTCTTCATGCTGTTATCATAAATAGCAGAATTGCAAGCGGTTATTGTGAATGCCATTGTTTTGTAACCTTTATCCTTCTTCATGATAGATGCAAACAAATACATATATACAGCATTTTTCATGCTATTCAAGGCATCTTCTTGACTGGCATTTACCTTTCTACCACCTAAAAAGTCACCACATTCAATTTCTTGACCTTTTTTGATAATAGACAATGTACTGATGTACATTTTAATATCTGTTGCTTTCATAATCTTCTATGTTATGCAGGGCTTACGCCCTGCTGGTTAAACTTATAATATTTGAATCTCTTTGTTACCTATCTCTGTATCTACATTCAGAACCTCGTACTTTTGAGCCTTGTAATTATAAACGACTTCACAGGTATTGAAACCTCTACCATCTTCTCTTTGGTCATAAACAGTATTTATATGCTGATACATTTTATTGCCTAACATGAAGTTTATCTTACCTGATGTACAGAAGTAGAATGCTACTGCATACTTCAATGTTTTCTTTTCATCAATCTTCTTTGTTGCCATGATCGTATATCTTTTAATTGTTATTACTTCGTTTCTGACGATGCAAAGATAAAGTAATATTTTATCACCTACAAATAAAAGAATAAATATTACTTTATCTTTAACATAGATTAATAAACTAATATTTTATCATCAAACATTAAAGATTAAAATATTACTATATTTGCAGCATTAATTAGTTAAAGCTATATTTTATGCAGGTAAGAATCAAAGAAATAATGGTAGAAAAAGGTGTTTCGTCAGTTAGTTTAGCTGATACAATAGGTGTTTCAAAGGTTACGGTAAGTAATCTCATTAATAACAAAACGATGCCTTCGGTAGAAACTCTTGAAAAAATAGCATCCGCCTTAGATGTTCCTATGTGGCAACTCTTCGCTTCGCCAGTAGAAGTAACCGATAAAAGTGAACTCACCGCCCTTATCCAGTATAAAGAAAACTTCTACAAAGCCGATACGATAGAGGAATTAGAAAATATTGTAGCAAAGATTAAAGTTAAATAATATGGGAGTTTCTTGTTTCCATTTTCTAATGAAGTATAAAAGCGGCTATTTTAATTTCAAAACAGATGATATTCTGCGAAAAGTATCTAGTGATGTTCCACGCGACAAGCAAGGAGTATACATCATTTACAAAGAGTGCATTTCTTTTGAAAATATCATTTATATAGGCAAAGCTGGGACAATCTCACAATTGGGAATATATGGAAAACAAGCGTTATATGGAAGAATCAACAATCAACAAGACGATGTGAAACGCCAGACCTTCTTTTCTGATTCTATGAAGGCAAATGGAATACATCAGATTATAATCCAATGGTTTGTCACTGTTGATGATAAACACTCCGATATTCCACACTGTATCGAAGCGCGACTAATTCAGAAATACTACAAAAAAACAAAAGAACTTCCACTATGGAATAGAAATTATTGAAAGCCGGAGCACTAAACTCCGGCTCATTAATTGATAACCTCATTAAAAGCAATAAAGGCGCACCAAAACGATGCGCCTTCTGTTGTCAATTAGTTCTTGATTTTATATCAGAGCCTCACGGCTAGAATATCAGAATCTGACAGCTTCCATTCTTCTGAGAAGATTATTATATCTCTCTTGTATAAGAGCTCTTTGTTTATCGGAAGCTGTTACAATCTTTCCCTTATATTTCCGCATGACAGATTCATTCATGCCAATTTCCTTTGCAAACTTACTGGCATTTATGAAAGGAAATGCCTCGAAGAATCCGCTTAAATCATATATGTAATCAACAGAATACCCAGACTTATACCACACAGGAAAGTCTCCATGTTTTTCTTTATAATATTCGGCCTGCTCCTCAAGTACGGACATAAAATCATCTTTCGCTTCCTGCTCTGTAAGCCCAAAACCGTACGCTCCGTTCACATCCTCCGAATATACGGAAATACCCCCATCATTCGCCTTTTCAATAATTGCCTTAATCTTCTTCATAATCGTGTATTTTAAATTCGTCAATTAAAGCACCCACCGAAGTGGGTGCAGTCCTTTCACTTCTTTAACCCTGCCTTTTTCAACATACTGTCAAGAGTACCATTGGGTATCTCTTGAGACTGATGTCTGCCAACAGGAATAAAGTAGTCAAAGTCGGGATGAACATATTTATAATGTTTCTTTCCCTTTTTGATTGTCCAGCCAGCTGATTCAATCAATTTGTAAAACTCTGAATACTTCATAAAATCAAAGAACATTTTTAATTGACACTACAAAAGTAACATATTTGTTACAATAAAACAAGCAAAGATGAAGAAAGAAATAACATATTTGTTACTTTTAACACCGTGTACACATAACAAAAGCCGGAGCACTAAACTCCGGCTCATTAATTGATTAGCCCTTTGATTCTTAACCGATTTACGATTTCGGTATAAAGATACTCTATATCCCCGCTGAAATCCCCATAATTCTGATAGAGAAACACGACATCAGCGCAGTTGTCGGAAATTGTACTCTTGGACTGAACCCCAAGTACCCTTGACATCTCTTCGCGTAACCCAGCTGTCATTTTCCCACCGGCAAGCGAACTTGGAGAAAACAGGTACAGGATAATGAAAATGAACTTCTTCCGCTGGGTAACACTGTCAATATTCGGTGGACATCCTCTCTCATTCAGTAACTTAACAAATATTTTATAGATTTCATGGATAAGGCTTTTGTCTTTCAGAACCGGGGCAGTCAAGGCATTCTCTTCTTCTGAAAGTTCTGATTTCTCAATTCTAATCTTTTTAAGGCGAATTATTTTGTTAAAATCCAGTTCCATAACACGATTATTTTAAAAGTAAATAGTATATTTGCATCATAATCGTGTAAGGAAGAGCTGATTCATGGTCGTGCGTGGGTTGGCTCTTTTTCATTCTTCCCCATTCGTGCTGACGAATGGTTTCTTTTCCAAATCATAGCAGGTGATATATACCCGTTTCCCATTAACATCACATAGAGCAAGGGCATATCCTTTCTCCAGTATTTTAACCGGCTGATTGTCGCAATAGACAGTACTTCCAACCGGAACTCTTATAAAATGACGTACTATCATTTGATTATCTTTAGCTTGTTATACCAGCGTGAAGAAAAAGGGAACCACCCGATTAGGAATGATTCCCCGAAAATGGTTACTTTGTATAGTTTGCTCATGGATTTTTCTTTTTAAGTATTTCAACACATTCCTTTATCCCATCATCGAAACCATGCTTATAGCCTTTAGTATATTCCCCTATAGTATATACCGCCATTGACAACACAAACAGGATGATACCTACAGGCTTATACCAACCGGGAAGTGATATAGAAAACGGCTTAAATGTAATTGTGAGATCTCCGACCCATAATAGGGCGATAATAAATATAATTGTAAATAATATTGTTTTCATAATCATATAAGTTTTAATGCTTCCTGTAATCCTGCTTCAAGTGCTTCCTCGTAGGTATTATAACGGATAATAGGTCTGTCAGACAATCCTATCAAGTCATGTCTCGGAATTGTCAGTATATCATACGTCCAATAGTTTTCATACATATAGGATATTTCGATATGCAGGTTCTTGGTTTCACGTAGCCACTTTTGTGCAACGGATTGAGTAGGATGGGAACATACTTTTATTGGTAACTCGCTATTTGTTCTATTAGTACCATATTGTCTACCATCTTCAATATTCATAGCAATCATACATGGTTCATTAAACCCTTTCTCTTTCAGCAACTTCGCTGTTTCTAATGTCACAAGTTCTTCGGTCAT